TACTTCGATTTCGTTAGTATCATCCTTTTTTAAACGGTCACAAATTGTAATTTGAAAAGTATATGTATCTGTATTTTCGGATAATTGGTTAGGCTGTAAGTAAACAATCATAGCAGGGTAATGCTCTGACTTATTCGCCACGTAATCATAAAACTGACCAAACAGAAAATTACCGCTTAGTTGCTTGTGGTCGTTTGCGAATGTTTCTAACTTCTTGACTATCTGGTTTAATGTAAGCACTCAATTTAGTTTTTAAAAGATACTCGATTATTTTTTTATCCGTTTTATTCATTAAAAGTTTCCTGCGTTTTTTCTATCCTTCCAGTTCTTAACAAATGGGTCAGGTAAATAAAATGGAGAATCAAATCCACTACCCTTAGGTAATATTTCATCCACTCCGTTATTGTTAGAATATTCAGGATAGCTGCTTTCGTTTTGTACGATATAGTTTATAGTTTTTTCAGCGTATACCTCAGCATAATTTTTCCAATCATCTACTATGAATTTCAAATCATCCGTGCTTATAGCTTCGGAGTTTTCGCCTGTTTTAACTACTATACCTTTGTTAGTATATCTAAACTTAAACACCTTAGAACTTTCAGCCATTACGTACCATAACATACACTTAAGGATATAATCATTAAGAAGCGTTTGATTGGCTGCTGTTAAAGTGTTATTTGTAATCTGAGTATCTATTTGTTTGTAAAGTTTAGTACCTAAAATAGGTTCAATAAATAAATCTTGAACCGCTTGAATTATAGGTTTTAATATTTGAAAATCAGCGTTATCGTTTATTACTGATTTGCTTTTTAAGTATTCTTGTCCTATCCAAAGTGCCATTATTTCTTTCTTAAAATTGTTTGACCTTGCCACACGTGTCTACACCAAGGTGTTGTTTCTGTTCCGTCGTTATACCAACCACCTCTATAATCCCAAGCATTCTCCCCAAACTCATTAGAGATGTTATCTATCATTTCGTAACTTAATCCTACTTTTTTACCACCTCTATGAGTGTTATTATACATATCCCTACAGAATTGTCGGGTGGTGTCTTTTATTGTTGGTCCATCAACATCTTCACGCTTTTCATAAGTATAAAGCGTTACAACCTCTGAGTCTATTTCGTTAGTTTCTTTATTTAAAGCCTTTTCGGTTGGATAGTATGAACCATCTTTTTTTTCTACTAACCCTTTTTTCTCTAACCAATTAATTTGCTTATTTACGTCATTAGAGCCTATTCCAAAGAGCCTTTTTAAAAAGCTTGATTCAGTATCGGGATTACCTTTAAATATGTTTAAAATTGAATTACGTAAAGAATTAAGGTTAAATCCTTCAGCTAATTGTACTCTGTTATCTTCGATTTCTAAAACTTGGTCATCGCTAAATTCAACACCGTATTTGTTAATTAATTCAAAGAATTTTTGCTCTTTGGTTTGAAGTGCGAATTTAACATCTTCAGCAGCGTTTAATAAAGTCATAGCTTCGGAATCAGTAACCCCGAACCCACCTTTAATTAATACTAAGGCTTGGTCTTTGCTTAATTCCCCTCTTTCGTGCTTCCTAACTATTCTCATTAGGTTTTGCATCTGTCTACCTGTTAAACCTTTTAAAGCTTCGTTAACTTGAGTAACTGGCTGTACGTTGGTGGGTTGAGTAACGGAAGTATTTAAATCTAAACCGTATTTTTTAACTATATAATCAACAACTACCTCCTTAGGTAATAAGTTAATAATATTTTGATTATCCAAAGGTAATTCTAAACCAATAGGCTCGAATTGTTTAACCTCAAAATCTACATCCTGTCCGGAACGTGCTTTATAGGACTTCTTTAAAAGCTCATTAAAAGGCATCTGCTCAGGCTTTGCGTACTCGTTAATAAATAACTCATGCGCTTCGATTAGTTCGTTACGTTGACCTAATTTACCCTCTGTTTGGATTTTAAAAAGAACACCAGGTACGTTATGACCTGTTAAGATTTTCTGTAAGTTTCTTTTGCTTATCTCTTGGTATTGTTTGTCTAAATCCGATACGTTAACGGAAGTAATTTCAGCACCTTTACCGTCTTTTGGTGCAAAGGATACTAATACCTTACCAGCTTGATTAGAACCCGTTGAGGCCTCTAATAAACGGTCATTGATGGATTCCTTTTCTTGTTCTGTTGGTTCGCCTGAGAATATTGTTATAATATGCCCAGCACTAAAACCATTCTTTATAAGTGAATTACCGAACTGTGATATTTCGATATCCGTGTCGATGTCTAAAATACATGAAAGGTATTCAGGATTAGGATACGCTGATTGTATACTATCTACCTTCGGAGAATACGACCTATAAATATAAATAAACTCCCCTACTTGTTTAGTGCCTATTTTAGCAAAGTCAAATAATTGATATTCGATTGAGTCGGTGTGATACTTAGACCAATCCTCGGAGTATTTAACCGAACATAAATCATCGCACACCCTTAACCGTCCCATATCTATATGTTCAAAGTATAAAGGAACTCCAAGCATGTTAGTAGTTACTTTAACTGAATAACCATTGTAAATAGTTTGGTCCTTTTTTAATTTTTTAGATAATTCAAACCAACTTTCATAAGGATTAGCCTTACTTAAAAACGCTTTAACTTCGTTAGTATCAACGCTTGGTACGATTTCAGTACCGACAACATAGCGCGTCTTGCCATTAATAATACCGCCATGTTCCGCGTGATTCTCATATAAATAAAGTAAGTAAGAGGGATAATCATTTTTCTTACCCCATGAGATAATACCTTTTGACTTGTTTAAATAATTCTCAGGGGCTTGTTGTGCCTTGAGATTAACTAAATATATATTGTCGGATAATTTTTTAAGCTCCTTCATAAATAACATCTGTAAGCGAAGCACCGTTATATTCAGTTGTAGTGCTTGGTGATGAATTAAATACTATACACTTTCCATTCTCTAACTTATTAAGTCCTGACGGATTTAAATTAGTAGTACTTGTTTGTTCGTAAACGTTATAATCATACTCTCCAACAGATAGGCTTATTTGCCCTATAAGATTATTAGGAGATGTCATAACTTGAATGCTAAATAAATCAAATCTCCCTTTATGTGTTGAAAGATTAGAAGAGATGCAGTAATATTTAGATTGAGATTCGTTATTGATAAACTCAAATAAGAACTTTGGATTAGTTAAAGTAACCTTTTCAGTTAAAGTTAAATAAACGTTTTGAGTTGTATTTGTAGTTAATTTAATCACTATTTATAAATACCATTAAATTTTATTTTGGCATAAATAAAAAAAGCCCCACTATTTGTGAGGCTCTTCTTTCCCAACGAGGGATATATATTAGGCGGCAGGTGACAATAAAGCAGCGATGATACCTGAACTCACTCCATAGATAGGCTCAGATTCTTTGCCTTCAAAATGAAGTTTTTGTCCACGGAAATCACCAAGTGCTGTACCACTTTCTTTAGAAGCAGTTAATAAATCCATACCACGACCGTATCCGAACATCCAGTATGAACCGGTTTCATCTTCTACAATCATCATTAAGGTATTTTGACTTACTAACTTAAGCTCTTGAATTAAAGCAGTTGTTAGCCCTTTTACGGTAAAGTCGATTACAGGGGTGTAAACGATAGTACCGTTTGCAAGAGTTTGAGCCATGTTATCAGTAAACATTCCCATCTCTTTATCCAATAGGTATTCTTTGAACTCTTTTGTAGTTACCATACCTAAGGTAGTTATTACACCGGAAGCAATTACGGTAGTGGTTTTGTTTACGTTAGCGTACTCTGTTATAAGTACTCGACGTATTCCACCAGCACCACCCTTACAACCTACGTAAGAATAATCAGATGTTAAAGCGCAAGGCATATTTTTTTTTGTTTTAAAATAAGGGGGAATTACACCCCCTTGTTATTATCCTAAATAAAGTACGTTAGCAGATTGGTGAGTAACGTGAGCAAATTCAGTGAATGCTACGTTATAACCCCAAGTTTTGCTGAAGTTAGATACTGGCATAACTTTCATCATAGTGATGTCAGAAGTTGTGTCAGTACACCAGTGAAGGTCAGAAGGCTTAGCAATTACTACACAGTTCTCAGGAAGTGGAACAAATTTAATAACTAAACCAGCATAGTAATATTCTCCACCTTGAACGTCAAATACTTTTATAAAGTTAGTTGCAGTTAAGTTAGATAAGTTAATTAATTGCTTGTGAGATTTAGGAGCGTAGATTACAGGTTGTTCTCCGCTTGCTAAGTTAACAGCAGGGATAGCAGCGTAAGCTTTTGCGTATTCAGTAGCGATGTTAGAAGAACTTATAGTAGTACCAGCAACTTTAACACGTCCACCCAATGCACCAGCGTTATAAATCATACGAGTTACAACACCATCAAATTGAGAAGCAGTTAAAGAAGCAACGTAAGTTTGTTCAGCAGCACCTACAGAAGCTTGACCAGTACCAGGAGTTAAAGCAGCAACAGCAGTTTTAGTAGCAGTTTTAGCAGCATTCCAAAATTTAGCTTCAGCATCAGCAGAAACTTTACCAGCGATTAGGTCATCAAGAACCACACGCATAAATTCGTCACTTACATCATTCCAAATACCTTTTTTCATGGAAGTTTTGTAACGTCCAGAAACAACAGCAGAAGGAATAAATTCATCGTAATACTCAACCTTTACAGGGATGATTTGAGTATCAGTTAAAGTGATAGCACCCGAAGCTGAAGGAGAACCAGCAGTCCAAGCTTGTTGAGTTACAGTAACAGCAGCGTCACTGAAGATTGTGTCGTATTTTACGTCATCTTGGAAGGTTACTAAACCTTTGTCCAAAGTGTCGTTAGAGAAATACAGCTCTTTGAAAATTTCGGGAGTAGCTTTACCACGAAATTCTACAGCGGTGTAAGATATAGCCATGATTTTTTATTTTTTATTTTTTGTTTTTGTTTCTTTATTATCGTTACTAACAAATGTATGAGCGTACTCGGGTTTTGTCATTAAGTATTCGCACATTGAATCCGTTAGCATATCCTCAGTTATAACACCCGATTGGATACCATAAGGGAATATACCTACAACTTGTTTGTTAATATACAAGCCATTTTCGTATACCTCTACGGTTACGGGTTTAACTGAATCTGAAAATTTATATTTACTCATAAACCTTTTAACAATTCGTTACGACGTTTTTGTTCAGCTAAGTGCTTTTCAAAAGAACGTAATTCACGATTTGGTTCTTGTTTAGACATTTGCACAGGAGTTTCAAGTAAACTTTGTACCGAACTCATAACAACTTTTTGCTGTTCAATGAATTCAGCGTTAAGCTTAGTTAAATCTTCAACTTGCTTTTGTAGTTGAGCAACTTGTGATTCAATTTGAACCATTTTATTTTCTTCAGGTTTAACTTCAACAAGTTCTTCATCCTTAGTTTCTTCTTCAGCAACGATGGCAGCGACCTTAGAATCTTTTACTGCTACCTTAGTACCATTTTCTAACAGATATTCTCCGTCAGCAACTGGCATCTTTTCGCCTGCTTCATTCTCAACTAATACATTAGAACCTTCTGCAAGTGTGTCACCCTCGAAATACATTTTTTGACCATCTTTGGTCATAGCCTCACCCAATTTAACAGGCTCCGCTACCGGCTGAGAGGTCAACTTTACGATGAACTCTTTTACCTTTTCGATTAATTGACTTTTTTCCATATATTTTTAAATACCATTAAGTTAATTTTTGGTGCTATTTAACACCTCATCAATCATTTGCTCGATTTCATTATCTGATAAACTATCATCTATTTTAAACTCAAATAAGCCATCAATAGACCATCCATTTAACTTCTCTTCTTTGATTAATTGCCATACGTCTTGATTATCGACTTTGGCACCTACGAACCATGTACCGATGGGTAGTGTTTCAAATGCTTTAACATTATCTACGGTGTGTTCATTAGTTACAAAGGATTGGTAGATTTGAACTCCGCTTAATTTAATTCCGTCATGATTTAAATCAATAGAGTTTAACAAATTATCCTTTGCAAACTTAAGAGCGATTTGTTCGATGGTTTCTTTATCAAACATTAAATAAAACTCACGTCCGTTATGATTCCTGTAAATTGGTAAGTCAGGAATTAAGGCCGGAGCGAATACTATTTGTTGCTCTTCGTTTTGTATAGCCATTTTAATAGGCTTTTCATCGTTGAATTTAACCCAATTAACCATGATGGCAGGGGATTCAACAGCGGACATGAATTTAAGTCCTTGGTTATCATCCGTTAGGATAGCTTTTACTATTGGTAGTTCTTTCATACTTTTGATTGTGTTTTTACGCGGTTAACATCTCTTTGTGTATTTGTTATATCTGATTCGAGGACATAAACTCTGGTATCTAATCTTCCAGTCGTTTGTCCTTGTTCATTTAAGAATGTACCCTGTTCAGTTCGGGTTTGTGGCATTTGTGGTGTGCCTGTTGGTGCTTGTCCGCCAGCTCCACCCATGCTTGGAGTTTCAGGTGCTTGAGGTGCGCCACCTTGAAACCTTGTCCGTTCAATGGTTGATATTTGAGCAGCAGTTGAAGCTATTGCAGCAGCTATCTGTATTGCCATTACCGTTCCGGATGGGTCTACTTTATTTGCAGGAGAAGCTAATATCGAAGTAACAGCCATAGCTCCGTTAATAACAGCGTTAGCTATTTGAAAGGCTTTATTTACTTCAAATTGTTCTTTTAAAATCTTCTCTTCTTCGGCTGAGCCTTTTTTAGCGTTATTTAATTTAGTGTTATAGAATACCGTTGATAAGTCGGTTAAACCTTTATTAACTAATGCGCTTGTAGCTAAATTGTCTTGTGTTTCTTTAAATCTACGTTCACGTTCTTTTTTAGCAAAATCTTCTCTTAATTTATCTATTGACTGTTCAGCACGCTTTTTAATTAATAACTTTTCTCCTTCGGACTTTTCAGTTAATTGTGTTTCTCTAAATAATTTAAATTGTATTGCTTCTATTTCAGCATCTAATCGGGCCTGAGTATCTTCTTGAGTTTGTAGTATTCTTAATTCGTTATAATTAGCTTCCTCATTTAAAGCATCTTGATTGGCTTTTTTAATAGCATCTAATCTTTTTTGCTCAAGTTCCTTTTCTTTTGCTTCATTTTCTTTTCTTATTTCCTCATCCTTTTTATCAAATTCTTTATTTATTTCTTTTTGTTGTAATTTATAATCAATATCTAACTGAGCTAAAGCTTCGTTTTTTAGTTTTTTACTTGCTTTGGATTTGTTAATGTCTTCCGCTTGAGCTTCGTTCTGTATTCTTAAAGTTTCTAAAGCTCTTTTGCGTTCATCTTCAATCGATTCTAAATAATCTTTATTTTTTAAATCTTTTATTTTTTGAATTAATGATTCATTTGCAGCTTTTGTAGCATCTATTTGAGCTTTATTTTGATTATAAATAAGTTCGTTATATTCTTTATTTTCTAATTTTTGTAATTCTAATGCTTTATTTTGCCATTCAATATACGCTTGTTCAGAATCAATTTTATCTTCATAAAGTTTTTTTAATTGCTCTTGTCTTTGCGCTTGATTTTCTTTTAAATTAGCAATTTCTCTTTCATTATTGGACATTAATCCTTTACTAACATCCGTTGTATATTTTAACCTATCATCTTGTAATTTATTAAATTCATTAATCTTATCTGTTTCATTTTTTATTTCAGCAGCATTGCGTTCTGTTGTTAGCTTTAAAAGTTGTGTTTGTAAGTCACCGTATTTTTTTAACTCTTCATCATTAAATCCATTTTTCTTTTCATATAAAGCTCTTAAATCCATTAATTGGTCATTTGTTGACTTGATTAATGCATCTCTTTTTTCTTGTTCTAAATTAAATACATCCTTTCCAGCAGCTTTTGCTAATGTTATTTCAGATTCATATCTATCATTTAATACTTGTTTTTCCTTTTCTTTATTTTCTATAAAAGATTTAGAAGCTTCCTCATCTGCTTTATTAGTTAATCCAATAGCATCCGTTAATAAGTCAAATGCCTTAGAAATACCACCTATTAAAATTTCAAATACTTTAAACTTTTCAAGTAAAGGAATAATTATCCCTATTAAGAACATTAAAGG